TCGAGCGCGGTCTATGCGTGCGTGGCAGTCATTTCCCAAGAGGTGGCGCGGCTCAAGGTTCACCATTGGCGCGACACGCCAGACGGTGGCCGCGTCAAAGTAAAAACATCCCCGGCCGCGCGCGTGATGCGGCGGATCAACAACTACCAAACGCCGAGCGATTTCTGGCTCAACTATATTGCGGCCTGTTGCCTTTCCGGCAATGCCTACGCGGTGGCGGAGCGGGACGCCGTGGGCCGCATTGTTGCGCTCCACCCGATCGCGTCGACCGGCTCTAGCGCCCAGGTCGACCCCGCCACCGGCGCCGTTTTCTATGATGTGTCCGCGCCCCGGGTCGCACCCCAAGTGCCAAGCGTAGTCCCGGCCCGGGACGTGGCCCACCTTAAACTATTCACCGGCGCGGACCCGTTAATCGGTATCTCGCCGCTCGAGGCGGCCAGCTATTCAATGGCGCACGCCGAGCAAATCCAGCGCCAGGCGGTTTCGTTCTGGGGAAACAAGGCGCAACCGTCCGGCATTCTATCCACTGATCGGCCCCTATCGGTCGACGCTGCGCGCCGGCTCCGCGACCAATGGCAAAACGCCAACAGTTCCGACAATGCCGGCAAAACTGCGGTGCTCGATAGTGGAATGACGTGGACCCCGCTCTCGATTACGGCTCGCGATTCTGAAATGATCGCCAGCTATAACCTTTCGACCGATACGATCGCCAGCATTTTTAGGGTGCCGCTCTATATGCTGGGCCGCTCAGACCCGACGTTTTCAAACGTGGAAAACCTGAGCCGCCAGTTTTACGTTTCGACCCTGGCGAGTTGGCTCGAGGCTACCGAGGCGGTCCTAGATAAGTTGTTCCAGCTTCCACCGGGCGAGTCCATCGAGTTCGACGTGGAACGCGGCCTTATGCAAAGCAATTTCGATCAGCGCATGAAGGCGTTTCGCGACGGCATCCAAGGCGGAATACTTAGCCCCAACGAAGCGCGAGCGTTTGAGAAACTGCCCGCCGTCGAGGGGGGCGACCGCGTTTTCCTCCAGGCCCAAATGGAGTCGGTCGAAACCCGAGCGGAGGCGCCGACCGCATCAGACCCGGCACCGGCCCCGGCGGAACCGGAACCGGACGAAAGCGCCGAGCGCATTGCCGAGCTGGAGCGGACGGTGGCCACCCAGCGGCTCGAGTTTGCCCACGAGGCCGGGAGCCTGCGCCAAGACCTGGCCCTAGCCCAGTCGCGTGCCGAGGGGGTGACCGATGGCGCTAGTTAGCCTGGCCGAAGTTAAAACGGCGCTAGGGATCGTCACCGCGAGCGCAGAGCAGGACGTTTTTCTTAATCGCATGATTACACTCGCCGACGAAACCGCGCGCGAATATACCGGGCGGCACTTCAGCTCCGCCCAGTTTGTGGAAACTTGGTACGCCCCGGCCAAGGTAACCACGCGAGAATATCCGATCATTTCGGTGGATAACGTAGACGCGGACGGGACGAGCATCACCCCCGGGAGCCTCCGCCTGGACGCGAAGCGCGGCCGGCTCTGGCGACCGGACGGGGATGCGATGGACTGGCTAGGAACCGATAAATTGACGGTTACCTATACGGCCGGCTACGCGACCATACCGGCACCCCTTCAGGAATTTTGTTTCCTTTTAATCGATATAAAGTGGCGCGCCTGGGCATCGAGTCGCGGCCTGGAGTCCGGGGGGACTCAAGTGTCAGCGATCAAGTACCCGGACGGCTCAGGCGTAAACTACGCCACCCTCGCGGGTATAGGCGGAACGCCGGCCGATCTGCCGAACTACATGGCGGGCGCGCCACTTTCAGCGCTGGACAGTTACCGCGACCCATCGGCGGCCAGCTCCGACGAATACTCCAAGGTGACCCCATGACCGCGTGGCAAACGACCGCGCGCCCATTGCTGTACGAGCCGAAAGGCGGCTCCGCGTTTATCGTGCAAGGCACCCTCTCGAGGCCCTCGGACGGGGAGCTCGTGGGCGGCCTGGATGAGCAGCAGAGCGTATTCGTTGCGCCCTGGGCGCCGTTTGCAGCGGCCGGGGCCACTAGCCCCGACAAGTTCGACAACGTGACAGACCCCGGCCCGGCGGCGCATCTCGACGTTGTGGCGCGGTGGAATTTTTTTAGTGGCCAAGATTTCGACCTATGCGGCGTCAATAGTGCCGCGGCCTCAAACCCAATCAGTGCCGGCTACAAATTTGCGGTCTTGGATACTGCCGTAGGGGCGTGGGTTAAAGGGTCGGTGACTGGCCCCTCCGGCGCCGGCCTCCCCGGCTTTGATTATGTGGCCGATCCTCCTGGGGTAACGATCGTCGGCGCGGCGAATCAACAGATTATTTTTTACCCCCCCGACTCCCGAACGTATTCTGTCCATAACGTCGAGGTGATTTATAACGGGTCAGGCCCTGAGTTTGTTAGGTGCGAGGTGACCGGGTGAGCAGTGCAGCGGTCCGCTTAGTCTCGAGGAGCCTCGCCAGCGTGGGCGGCTGGCCCGCCGGCCTGCCCTACCTAGACACGGTAAACGATGCCCCCAAGCCGGCCGAGTTGCCAGACTCGTGGTTCACCCTGGCATTCCAAGGGGATTCAGACGATCCGGTGGGGATCGGCGTGGGCGGGGATTTGCGCGAGGAGGGGCGCGTTATCGTGGCGTGCCTGGGCCGCTCTGGAATTGGCGACGGGTCGCTCATCACCCTAGTCGAAACCGCCAGCGCACTAATCCGCCCGCATTTCCGCTCGAACGGGATCGAGGTGCGGAGCATCACGCCCCCCCAGGACCAAGACCCCGAAGGCGAGTTTTTCAGAATTGATTTGGGCGTGGATTACACGCGCGACCATACCTAGTAGGAGGAAATACCCATGGCGACCCTTTCAGACCTTAACCGAATCGCGATAGTGAGCGAGGCGACCCCGGGCACCACGCCGGCTACCCCGCTCTTTGAAAACTTGCGTTTGCTTTCCGAGTCGGTCACTTCCACAAATAACAACGTGGACTCCGGCGAGTTGGACCCCTCGCGCGGCTTGTCCGATACGATCAAAGCCGGCGCCGATGTGGGCGGAACAATAGAGGCTTATTGCGTTTACGACTCGAGCTACATAGAGGCAATCCTCTCGGTACTAGGCGCCCCGGTAGTGTGGCCGAGTACCGGGTCTTCTGGCGCAACCACTCAGGGAACGACGGTCGAAACGTTTACCCTCGAGCGGACAATCCAAAACGCCGACGCGCGACAATCTTACGCCCGGTATGCTGGCCTATCGTTTTCCAGCGTGTCCTGGGATTTCGCGCCGAACGATCCGCTGACCATGACATTCGGCGTAATGGGCGGCGCAATCACGGTGGCCGAAGATACCGCCGTTAGCGGGGACGCCCAAATAGATGGAGTGGCGCAAGTCTACGCGGTGCCGGCGCCGCTCGACGCTTTGCCCATGACCGGCGACCAAGTGGGTTTAACGTGGACCGCTGGAACGGCGGCCTTGGCCACGGCGCTGAACGGTTCCGAAATTACCGCCATGTCAATTACGATAGATTCGCAAAACCGCGAAATTGACGAAGTAGGCCAAACAGCCTCCGACGTGGTGCTAGGAAAGCTCGCCGTGGGAATCACGTTTACGAGTCTGTTTGAAGGGAACGCGATTAAGGACGCAGAGCTAGACAATACCGACACCAATAACCAGCCGGAACTGAATGTGACCATGACCGACTCCGCGCTCAATGTGTACACGCTCAATTTCCCGCGCGTGAAAATCCTCCAAGCCACCGCAATCACGCCGACCACTAACACCGATGTGGTCTACGAGGTGGAAGCCGTGGCCCTGGTGGAGACAAATGTGGTTTGCACGTTTACGGCGGCCCAGGGATAATGGGCATTCTCGGAAACATTGACGATCTGGCGCTGGATGAAAACAAATCGCTTGACGGCGTGCCGCTCGAGCTGGGCGCGGGTCGCGTGATTTGGGTGCGCCAAGCCGGCGGGCATAACCGCGCGATCGCCTGGCAAGGCGCCGCCATTGCCGAGCGTATGGAGAAAGAATTGGAACCCCTCGAGGCCCGGGAGCGGGACTACCGCGTCCAC